TTCTCTGCAAAAACCCAGCCACTAATTTTCTGCGCGCGCGAAAATTAGTGGCTGGGTTTTTGCAGAGAAAGCCGTTGAAACTGCTGAAGATGATAGCCTTGATATAGGCTTTAAACAAGATGGCACACCTTTTGTAAATGGTGAGAATATACAACGCAGCAGACTTAAGGTTGATGTGTATAAATGGATAGCAGCAAAGAAAGACCCGTCATTAAGTGATAAACAGGATATTAATCTGGGTGGGCAAAATGGCACCAATCCAGTTGACATGAGTTTAACTGTAAGCTTTGTTAAGCCTGTATGATTGATATTAAAATCATAGCTACTGACCCAGAAAGCAAAGAAGAGCATTATATTGGCTTTGCTATTAAAGAGGCTTGGAATGATACATTATCTAAAGTGATTCTTTGTCATCTTATTAAGGCTGCTAATGCGGCGATTTTAGAATACCAAGAAAAATGTAAATAATCATCCATGAATATACAGTTCCCGGACAAACTTCAGTGTTTGTTCGAACCCAAGCGCTATAAGATATTATATGGCGGACGGGGAGGGGCTAAATCATGGGGAATAGCACGAGCATTGCTCATATTAGGGGCACAGAAACCACTTAGGATATTATGTGCTCGTGAGGTACAGAAATCCATTAAGCAGTCTGTACACACGCTACTAAGCGACCAGATTAAAATGCTTGGGCTTAGCCAGTTCTATGAAATACTAGCCACTGAAATACGTGGCCGTAATGGTACGTCCATTAGCTTCTCAGGTTTAGCAAGCCATACAGTTGAATCCATTAAATCATTTGAGGGATGTGACATATGCTGGGTAGAAGAAGCTAAGAACGTATCTAATTACTCATGGAAGATTTTAATACCCACCATTCGTAAAGAAGGCTCAGAGATTTGGATTAGTTTTAATCCTGAATTGGAAGATGACCCTACTTACCAACGCTTTGTTGCTGACCCTCCTACCAGTTCATTTGTAATAGATATAAGCTGGAAAGATAATCCTTGGTTCACTGATGTAATGCGTGAAGAGAAGGATGACTTATTCCGTAAGAACCCAGTTGAATACGAGAATGTTTGGGAAGGTAAGTGTAAAGAGTCAGTTGACGGTGCAATCTTTGCCAATGAATTAAGGCAAGCTACCCAAGAACAGCGCATTACACGTGTTGCACCACAAGCAGGCATACCTATCAATACCTATTGGGATTTGGGCCAAAGCGATGCAACGGCAATTTGGTTTATCCAGATTGTAGGTTTAGAGTTTCGCGTATTGGATTACTACCAAGCAAGCGGTCACAAGATGGCTCACTACATTGATGTATTAGCCAGTAAAGATTATAATTATGGTGAGCATTATTTGCCCCATGATGCAGACCACGAACAATTAGCAGCTCAATCCACCATTAAACAACAACTGTTAAAAGCAGTTCAGAATAATAGTAGCTTAGGTAAGAGTGTACATGTTGTGCCTCGTATTCCCAAGAAGGCATTAGGTATAGATGCAGCACGCGCCATATTCCCCCAATGTTTATTCGATAGGGAAAAGACGGCTGATGGCCTGCAATGCTTAAGGCATTATGCTTACAAGAAAGACCCGGAAACTGGCAAGACAGGTAAAGAGCCTGAACATGATGACTGGTCACATGGTTCAGATGCATTCCTGTGCTTTGCCCAACATTATAAACGGCCAGTTATAAGGCCAAAACCAACATATCAAGCGCCCGTTTCATTCTGGGCACAATAGGAATACCATGCAAGACAACGAATCTACTGAAAACGAGGCTAGCAAGCCTACGTTAACGATAGATGCCGCCCTTAAAATGTTCGACCAATATAAAAACTATTGGGAAGATAACTACCGCGAATCAAAGATTGATTTGCTAATGTATGTTGGTGACAGGGCTACCCATTGGGGTTCTGGTTGGGATGATGCTTACCGTGCACCTCCTATAGGTTCACCGGCATTAGTTATCAATGAACTACCGCAATATGTTCACCAAGTAACCAATGATATTAGGCAGAATGTACCTAGCCTTAAAGCATTACCTGTAGCGGATGCAGATATTGAAACAGGTGAAATCATTGCTGGATTATTTCGTAGCATTGAGGATTGCTCACATGCTGATGAGGTGGTTGATACCGCTGCTGAGTATGCGGTTAAATGCGCAATCGGTTTTATGCGCGTTGACCATCAGTTTACCAAAGAAGATGGTGAAGTGCAGGAAATCATATTTAAAATGGTTCCTGACCCATTAAGCAATTACCTTGACCCTGCATCTGTTGAATATGATGGCCGTGATGCTAATGGTGCTATTTCACTTGAACCGATAAACAAAGCGGATTTCGACAGGCTTTATCCGGGAAAGCAGTTTATTTCTTTCACTGAGCCAGAAGTTGATAATGAAAAGAAAGAAAGCATTGTACTTGCTGAGATATTCATCCGTGAGAAATCAGGTGAAAACGACAATGATATAATCATCAGACGCTATAAATGCTCTGGTACTGACATTCTAAACGAAACAACCTTCCCTGGGTTTTATATCCCACTTGTGCCTATTTACGGCGAAGTGACCTGGGTTAATGGTAAGCGTAAAGTAAGCAGCCTAATTCGCAATGCAAGAGATGCACAGCGCAGGTTGAACCATTGGGCTGGCAAGGAATCACAAATTCTTTCCATGGCACCTGTTGCGCCAATTATGGCTGTTCGTGGCACATTAGCTAATGAACGCAATCAATGGCAAAAGCCTGGCGAAGAAATGATTCTGGAATATGACCAGAAAGATTTAAATGGTGATCCAGCACCACAGCCTACTAGGTTACAGCCTGCCCAAGTTCCTACCGGCGTTATTAACGCAATGGCTGGGGCTAAAGAAGATATCAAAGAATCCATGGGCATTTACAATGCTGGCCTTGGTAAACGCGAAGGTGATGCATCGGGTGTAGCATTACAGGCACTGGATAGAAGTGGTGACATAGCGACATTCCATTACCCAGATAATGTCCGCCGTTCCTATGGGCATATGGGCGAGATTGTTATCGGAATGATACCAACCATTTACGATACTCCAAGAATTATTCAGACACTAAACGATGAAGCTGATGTGGAAATGGTGGGCATTAATGGTGCTCCGTTACAACCAGGTCAGAAACAAGCATATGATTTAACCAAGGGCAGTTACCGTGTTCGTGTGACCACAGGTGCAAGCTATACAACACGTCGTCAGGAAGAAGCAGCATTCCTGCAAGAGGCATTCAAACAAGACCCACAACTAATGCAAATTGGTGGTGATATCCTATTTAAATCAATGGATATGCCTGGTGCTCAAGCAATGGCAGCACGATTAAAGAAAATGCTACCGCCTCAATTGCAAGACGACAATATGCAGCAAGACCCGCAAGTCGTTCAGCTTAGCCAAAAGATTCAGCAATTAGAACAAATCATCCAGCAAGGCGCTCAAGAAATGGGCACTATGAAACAGCAGCTTGATAATAAAAATACTGAATATCAGCTTAAACGTGATGAGCTTCTTCTTAAGAATAAAGACCTAGATATTAAAGCTCGCCAAGTTGAACTCCAATACGGCCCTGCTGCTGACACACAATCACAGCTTATGGAACATCACTTAGATGAACAGGCAGCCGATAACCAACTAGCACGTGATTTATTTCAATCCGCAATTACTCCCGCAATTTCACCACAATTAAACCAGCAACCTGAGGCACAAAATGGCAACTCTAATCAATAACCCAAAATCAGATTATGCATGCCCTGCTACTGATTATGTAGCGATTACACCAAGTGATACAGTCAATTTTGCTAATGGGATTTGCAGGGCGATTTACGTTGGTTCTTCAGGAGACATTGTAGCCATTAACAATGAAGGAACTGCAATTACATTTTCAAATGTTCCTATTGGTATTCTTCCAGTGATGACCACGCGCGTTAACGCGACAGGAACAGTGGCAACCAATTTAGTTGCTCTCTATTAAATTATTCATATCTAAAGGAACATTGTAATGGCATTTGTAAAACATGATAGGGTACATGAAACCTCTACTACGACGGGTACTGGCCCTTTAACGCTTCTTGGGCATTTATCTTCTTTTCAGGCGTTTTCATCCGTTATGTCGGTCAATGATACGTGTTATTATGGCATTGCCAATCAAGGGGCTGATGAATGGGAAACAGGGCTTGGTACATACTCAGGCACTAACACCCTTACACGCACAACGCCTATTGAGTCTAGCAATGGCGGGGCGGCTGTATCTTTTTCTGCTGGCACTAAAGACGTATTTATTACGCCTATTGCAAGTCAGACTGCATTACTCTCCCAAGCTAATACTTGGACAGGTACGCAGACATTTACCGCTCCCGTACTTGGCACACCGGCTAGTGCGACGCTTACCAATGCCACGGGTCTTCCACTCACTACGGGGGTCACGGGTGTTTTACCTGCTGCAAATGGCGGATTGCCAGGTACATCCGTTGGCGGGTCTTATCTTGGTGACACGGTTACAACCGCACAAACCATTACACTTGTTCAGTATGCTGCTTATGCATTTACTATCAATAGCCTTAAAAATATCGGTACCGTTGGGGGCACGGCCACTGGCTCCCTGCAAATTAATGGTACACCTGTTACCGGATTATCTTCTTTGTCACTTACTTCAACCCCCGCTAGCCCCACTGCAACGGCCGCCAACACAGTAGCGGTTGGTAATACTATAACTTTTGTAACCACAAGCCCATCATCACTTACTGGCCTCTTACCATTTACCCTTATTGGTACGAGGTAAGAAATGGCCATTACATTAGTAGCAAATATAGGGGCTAATCTTGGTGCGCCCGGCGGTACTACTAGCGCAATAAATACTACTGGTGCTAATTTGCTTATTGTGGGCGTCGCATGGTATAATCCTAGCTCACCTGGTGCGCTAACTGATTCTAAGGGTAACACCTGGACACCGCTTACAGCACAAACAGGGCAAAATCCTGACAGTCAAATATTCTATTGTGCAAATCCCATTGTTGGTTCCGGTCATACTTTTACATATACAGGGGTAAGTATTTATTCCCCTATATGCGTATCTGCATATAGTGGCGTTGCAACATCTTCACCATTAGATGTTCAAAACGGCGCAGGATTTTCTACTTCACTTAACTCACAGCCTGGTAGCGTAACTCCCTCAGCTAATAATGCCCTATTAGTTACTTTCACAGGCGCAAATAACTCAGTCGCTTCGGCTGTTATAGATTCAAGCTTTACCATAACAGACCAAATTGCAGGCGGTGGTGGAAATTGGTTTGGAGCAATGGCATATCAAATTCAAACAACTGCTACAGCCAGAAACCCTTCTTGGACATTCAACGCCGTTACTACTGGCGCATCCGAAATAGCTGTTTTTAAAGCGCCAGGAGGTGGCGGCGGTGGTGGTACTGCAAATAATAAATGGTTTAGCATTAGTGGGTTATAAAGCATGGCAACATTACAATTAGCGTGGAATAACTCAGCTATTACCCAGTTCGGCAATTTGCTAACTGCTACAGCAATGAACACAGGTTTTCAAGTTCATACCAATGGTAATAATTGTACATTTGATTTTTTCTTTACTGGTGCTGACACAGTAGGCCTAAATGGCGGTCTATATGGTACTACTGGGTCTGTTGTTGCGACGCTTATGGATACAAGCGGTACAGTTATTAATACCAATACTCCTACGCTTACTAGTAATGTCACCACTGTCCAGACTATTAATTATTTTACTGGCCTAACCCCCGCAACAACCTATTGGTTGAGACTATCATATACAGGGTTTGGTAATCAGATTGTACAGAGTGATGCTTTAGTGCAATTATCAGGAGCGTCAACAACACCTTCCGTATCAGCTGTTACTGGATATAACCCAGCACAGATTTACGCACCCGATAGTGCCTTTACCGGCCCCACAAATCTAGTGGGTATAGTTGGCCTAGAAGGACAGATTTCTGTACAGCCAGGTTCTGACAGCGCTTCATGGGCTACTTATAACTTAGGGCTTGGTGGTTATGCGGGCGGAAAAATACGGCTTAAGGGGTCATTCTCAGCTATATATTTGCGTGGATATATGGCATCTAATAGCTATATACATTTACAATCATTGCCACTCAATGGCAGTAGTGGTGTACCAACACATTTAGCTACTCTTAATTTTCCAAATACGGGATTTGGTGTTTATGGGCCATGGCAGTTATTAGCTAACGGTCTTTCTACTACTTCGCAAATTTATGAAATAGTTTTCCAAGGTGAAAATGCTGGGGCTCTCATCTCGGGAATTATGACATCAGGCGGTACTGGCATTGACCTTACTACAACATCGACAGCTCTTACGAGGGCGCAATATTTAAATACTCTAGGCGATAGTATCGTAGCCCAAGATTATCCTCTTGGCATTTATTGCTGGTTAATGGAGACTGAGCTGATTTCTCAGACTCTAAATAGAGCGGTTCTTAATTGTGGTGTTGATGGCATTTCCATGGCCACTATATCAACAACACCTAATCTTATATCGTCACTCACTAATGGTTCCGTCCCGTACGCTGGGATTATGATACGTGGCGGTATAAATGATATTAATACAGGTTCTCCTCCTTCTGTCGCGACATTAAGTGGTTACCTAGCTTCAATAATTAAACAGATACGCGCTAAGGGCGGTGGCTGGGCAACCTGCGCTATTAACGTTGAGGGCATACTCCCTATGAGTGGCCATACGTACGCCTATATTAATCAATATAATAAAGGTGCTGGTGGTTATAGCGATACTGTTGCTGCTTTCAATGCAGGTACTATTTCAGGTCAATCGCCCAATCCTGACCCTAATGTGTTCTACCGTGACGTAGACGCTATGCAATTAGGCGGTGCTACTTGGCCTACGGGTGGCGCATTTGACGGCACAAAATTCGCAGATGGGCTACATCCCAATGTGACGGGCGGTGCTATTATAAAAGCGTTCCAATTAGGATATCTAGCTCCTCTCACACCTCCTGTAACAGAAGTAACAACAGGATTTGCATATGGGTTTGGCTCTTATAGCGCGGATTCATTTAGCGGCTTAGTGGGTGGAGCAGTAGCTGCTACATCTTATTCTTTGACAGGCCCTTCTAGTGGTGTTGTAAACGTTGCATCTACCAACTTCACGGTAACACCTAGCGGACTTTATACGGGTACAATAACCCCGGCTTCTACGGGTGCAGGTACATTTAGTCCTACATCACTTACGTTTAGCAACTCATCAACTTCACAAACGTTTACCTATACGCCTACTTCTTTAGTTGGTAGCCCGCATACAATTAGTACAACGTCAAGCCCAGCCATAACTAACCCATCAGGCATAGCTTACACAGTGAGTTCAAGTGCAGCTACGTCTTATACCTTTACAGGTCCTACGAGTGGACAAGACGGCGTAGCACAAACGTATACCCTACAAGCTAATGGTTCGACATCAGCAGTTGTAACACCTGCAACCAGCGGAGGCAGTGGGACTTTTAGCCCAACAACTGTAACGCTTAATGGAACAAATCCCGTAACATTTAGCTATACCCCTTCAACCGCCCAAACCAATACCTTGTCCGTGACTAATGGTGGTGGGTTATCTAATCCAGCCAATATTACACTTGCCGTATATCCAGGCACTAAACCTAATTTAACCATATCTCCTACAGGTACAGGTGTTTCAGTAGGTGCAACTACATCTGAAGTAGGTGTTACCTCTTTTGATTATGTTCAGAACAATGGTGCACCTGTAACAGGTGTTTCATCACCGCAAACTTATACAATAGCCAACATGGCATTACCTGAGACATTTAAAGTACGTAGCCGCAATGCCAACGGCACAGGCCCTTATGCCACTATTAGTTTAGGTGGCGGAGGTGGTTCTGGCGGCGGAAGATTATCCATAGGTCTTTAATTACCAAATAAGGCGCAAATTGCTGCCTGATTAAATCACAGGAATACCCTGCTGATACGCTTGCTCTTTGCAGCGTCCACTTCCCCCAAATCCAGGATTATCTATGACAACAGACCATATTGGCGCTGCTATTGCGGCTGCCACTGCTGAAGCACAGCCACAAACTGATGCACAACTACCACAAGAAAACGTGCCTACCCCAGAAGAAGCCACTCAGGAATTACCTGCTGAAGAAAATACCGAGACCAATGAGTCCGGTGATGAAACCAGAGAGGAGCAATTTCCTAAGAAGGCAGTTAACGCGATTAACCGACGCGAGAGAAAAATCGGTAAACTAACTGCTGAACGTGAACAGTTGATGGCGGAACTTAATAAGTACCGTGAACAATCTGCACCAAAGCAACCTAATCAATCTAAAGCTGATGATGGCCCCAAAGAAACGGATTTCAATAATTACGCCGAATATTTGGAAGCACGAACAGCTTATAAGATTGAAAAACAGTTTGCTGAATATAATGGCAAACAACAAGAAACTCATCGTACCCAGCAAGAGAAAGCATGGGTAGCTGAGCGCGAACAATATGTTTCAACGAAAGCACAGGATTTCATTAAGGAAACACCTGATGCATTGGCAATTGTTCAAGAATACTCCGATATAGCTGATGAATTTTCACCTGAGTTGCAACGTCTTTTCCTAGAAGCCGATAACGCGCCATTGGCGTTTTATAATCTGGCTAAAGAAGGAAAACTCGAAGCGCTTATGGCGATGTCGCCTGCAAGAGCAGCGATGGAAATTGGCATGGCTCAAGCCAAAGCCCCCTCCAAACCCAAAACAAAAGCCCCCACACCGTTACCCGCATCTCGCGGCTCGGTTCCTGCGGGTAAGCGTCTTGAGGATTACACGCCTCGGGAAGCACTCAATCTCATGAAACCAAAGGATTAAAATTATGTCTAATGCTATTAATACCGTAAAAGCCGCCGTTGGCATTCTTGCCAAAGCAGCGGCAGCCGAACTCGTAGATAACTTGCAATTTGCAAAATCTATCAGCAAAGCAGATGAAACAGACTACAAAGGAAAAAATGGTTACAGCGCTGGTGATACTATTTATATCTCCAAACCTGCTCGTTTTATCCCAACGACTTCTTTCGACATCACAAGCTCTATCCAGGATTTTGTGGAAGAAAAAACGCCATTGGCTTTGGATATTATCTCTTCCAATGCTATCGCGCTTGATTCACAGGAACTTGCATCAACTATTGACCTTTCACAGGTTTATAACCGTGCAATTAAACCTGCTATTCATTCTATCGCACAAAACGTTGAATCCGTAATGTTAACACGTGCAGTAAATGCAACTTACAATTCTGTAGGTACGGCAGGTTCTACTGTATTTGATACCAACACAATGATGAGCGCTACTGCACAGATGAGCCAGTTCTTGGCTCCTATGTCACAGCGTTATGCATTGCTTGACCCAATTGCAAGCCAGTCTGCTGTTGTAGCTCGTAAAGGTCTATTCCAAAGTGCTGCTGAAGTTGCAAAACAGTATAAAGAAGGTGCAATGGGTATAGCTGATGGGTTTACCTATCTCAGCAATAACCTGCTTCCAGTTCATACTCGTGGTACGCAAACAGGTTCTTTCACTGTAGCAACAACGTCTGTTAATGGTGCTTCTACGATTGCTTTGACAGGTACAAGCGGTGGTACGTTGAAACAAGGCGATATATTTACAATCGCTGGCCGTTATGCTGTTCATCCTATTACCAAGGCAACGCAGAACTTCTTGCAACAGTTTGTAGTAACAGCTGATAACACGGCTTCTGGTACTGCTTATACAGGTGTTGCAATTAGCCCAACTATCTATGATGCAGCTACTGGTAAGTCACTCCAGAATATCAGCTCACTGCCAACTTCTGGTGACGTTGTGACAATCGTTGGTAATGCTTCTACTGGTTATACGCAAAATCTTGCATTTCACACAGATGCTTTCCGCATGGTTTCTGTTCCTCTTGTAATGCCAACAGCAGTCGAATTTGCTGAACAGGCTACTTACAAAGGATTTACGGTTGCTATCGTACGTGCATTTGACGTTCTCAAACGCCGCATGATTACACGTATCGACTTCTTGGGTGGCATTGCTGCTACTCGTCCTGAATGGTCATGCCGTATCACAGCGTAGCCCATCAACTAGAGGGCAGTAGGTCGGGTCGCTTTTAGCGGCCTTTTTTATTGCCCTCAACTTTTAAAGGAAAATACTATGACCGCTGGAATTATTATGGGGAACATCCGTGCAATGCACCTTGTTTCCCTTGTTATTGACCCTGCAAGTGTTGCAGCCAATACAACTGCCGAACAAACATTTACGCTAAATGGCGCTGCTACATATCATTTGCCTGTAGTTATGAAGCCAACAGCAACCGCTGGTTTAGGTATTGTAGGTGCACGTATAAGTGCTGCCAATACGCTTGCCATTACATTTTCTAATAACACCGCTTCACCAATAGATGCTGGCTCAGAAACATATGTGATTTTTCTAGTATCTCCTGAAAGTGGTGTCGCTTCTACTAAAATTGGTAGCTAGTTATGACAACAACTGCATTGGATATCATTAATAGAGCGGCAAGACTTATAGGTGTTACCTTTAAGTCAGAAGTTCTTACAGCAGATGAAGCCAACGATGGCTTAACTGCGCTTAATGACATGCTAGACAGTTGGTCAAACGAAGACTTATTGACTTATGCCTACACACTCGAAAGCTTCCCTCTTACTTCAGCAGCTTCTTATACTATCGGTATTGGCGGTGACTTTAACACTTCTCGTCCGATTGATATAGCAAGCGCTGTTGTAAGGGTAGGGGGTATTGACTACTCGCTGGATATTATTTCCCTAGAAGAATATCAGACCGAAATACCACTTAAATCAATTGCAAGTCCGATTCCGCAATTACTTACTTATGATAACGGATATCCCCTTGGAACTATGCGTATTTATTATGTTCCCCAAGGTGGAACTCTTACTCTTCAAAGCAATAAGCCCTTATCTAATCTTTCATCCCTAACATCTACTGTAATACTTCCACCCGGATGGAACAAGGCATTAAAAAGCAATCTCGCAATTGATTTAGCTTCTGAATATGGGGTTGAAGTTCCTGCGTCCGTAATCGCAATGGCGAAGGAATCAAAAGGCCTCATAAAGCTATCGACCTCAGTCAATAATTCTATGCCATTACTTCCTTCTAATGTGAGGGAAGGAAATATCTACAGCGGTTGGTGGTCTTAATGGCTATTATTTTATCCACCAAAAACATTCCTATTTTAGTAGATAACGAGGATTATGAGTTGCTGAATCAATATAATTGGACGGTAACACTAGGGTATGCAGTTAGACACGGAAAGGTGAATGGCAAATATAAAACGATTTATATGCACCGTTTTATAAATAATACGCCTGATGGTTTAGAAACAGACCACATAAATAGAGATAAATTAGATAACAGGAAATGTAACTTACGAAGTGCGAGTAAAAGCTTAAATAATTTTAACAAGAATATTCAGAGTAATAATTCCTCAGGAATTAGGGGCGTAAATTGGTATAAGAGAGTCAATAAATGGCGCGCCTACATTAAAAAAGACAATATTAATATCCATCTTGGATATTTCAATACACTGGCTGAAGCTATAAAGGTCAGAATAGAACAGGAGTTAATCCTATTTTCTGAGATTGTATCATGACAAAGATTGGGCTTGTTGGCCCATCTTCGCAACAACGGTCAATCCCTTTCGATGCTCAAAGGACAATTAACCTTTTTCCGGTATTGGATGAAAAGGGCAGGGAAGTTTCAGCATTATATGGAACACCTGGATTATCTTTATTTGCTACAGCTGGCATAGGGCCAATACGTGGTGCATTTGCTGCTGCTAATGGTAGGGCATTTGTAGTCTCAAACTCAGGCTTATATGAGGTGCTTTCTAACGGGACAACTACCCTTCAAGGCACATTAAGTACACCTTCTGGCATTGTTTCTATAGATGAAAATGGACTGCAATTAGGCATATGTGATGGCAATAGCATCTATATATTTACCTATACTACCAATGTATTTGTTCAGGTAACTGACCCTGATTTACCTTCTGTTGGAACAATAACTTTCATTGATGGATACTTTGCGGCTAACGTCAATAACAGCGGCAAGTTCTTCATATCTGCCTTATATGACGGTACGTCATGGGCTGCGTTGGATTTTGCTACTGCTGAATCAAGCCCTGATAACCTACTTAGGGTATATAACTCAGTTGGACAGTTGTGGCTATTAGGTTCAAAAACAACAGAAATTTGGAGCAATAACGGAGCCGCATCTTTCCCATTTGCCCGTATATCGGGAGCAAAAATGGAAACAGGTATTCTTGCGCCGCATACCGCAATAGCAGTAGATAACTCACTTTTTTGGGTAGGGCAGGATAATATCGGTTCAGGCATTGTGTTTCGTACACAGGGATTTACACCTCTACGCATATCTACAAACCCCATTGAACTCCTGATTCAAAAAGCACCTACACCCTCTACGCTACGTGCTTATACATACCAAGAAGAAGGCCATCCATTCTATGTAATTACGGGTGGAGGAATGAATACCACGCTTGTCTATGACATTTCTACACAGCAATGGCATGAAAGGGCTTACCTCAATTCCTTTGGTGTATATGAACCTCATTTAGGCTCATGCGGAATGTATGCCTTTAACCAGCAATTAGTTGGTAGCCGGTTAAATGGTAAAATATATAAAATGAGTTTGGATTTATATAGCGATGATGGTGACGAGATTTCATCGGAACGTGTCTATACACATTTAAGCCAAGAAGATACGCGGATAAAATTCAACCAATTGGAAATAGCCATGGAAACGGGTGTGGGCAATCAGGTAGCACCAGCGGTTAATCCCCAGATTACTTTGTGGATTAGTAGTGATGGTGGCAAAACCTATTCCAATAGCTATACGACATCATTTGGAGCTGTAGGCAAATATATGACAAGGGCTGTATTTAGAAGGCTTGGCATAAGGTTTATATGTACTTTTAAGATTCGTATTACTGACCCGGTTAAGCGCGTATTGATAGGGAGCTATTTGAAATGAGTTCAGTAGAAGCACCGCCAATATATAATCCTCTGATTGATAATAGGGGTATTGCTACCTTGCCATGGGTGTTGTTTTTTAGCAATATTTATACTGGAGATACTGGAACCGTATGGACACCAACATTTACTAATCTTACAACGGTTGGGACACCAACAATAACAGGAAAATTTTACCAATTTGGGCAAGCATTAGCTTATTTTAATGTAACGATAACTCCGGGTACGAGCACATCTGCTACTGCTGGAACGACTTATATTAATAACTTTCCGCTAGTTATGAGTGGAAATGGCGCATGTTTAGCAGTGTCTGGCTTACTAGGCACAAATGCAGGCATGTGTGATAAATCTAGCAATAACATATATCCTCCTTCTTGGTCAGCAGTAACCGTTCCATTGACTATTGTTGGAATGGTAGAGGCATCATAAAAAAA